CAAAAGGCTTAACTCCATTATACTTACCATACACAGTATTGGTACTTTCATAAGGTTTGCCAACAGTACCATTTTTACCGCCTACAGGAAAGCCGCCACAAACCTCTTGTTCGTCTGTTTCATCGTAGGTAAGAATTACGTTTGCAGGAAATCTGCCATTATGTATGTTATTTAATGAATCATTACTTTTAGAATAATTACCATATATTTCGGGATTTGATAAACCACCTTTACCATTTGTAACAATTACTTCATCGCCTACTCTGCACTCGTCAATATTTATCCCGCCTACTCCGTATGTGAGAACGTTATCCGTTGTACTTCCTTCACAAGGTTTTCTTGCTACTATAATAGGCTCGTAGGCAGGTTTGAGACACGTACCCCAACCATCCCACTGTTTGCCCTCTGTGGTCTGATAGTTAACCTCAACTGTGCGTAAATGCCCGTCTAAATCATAGTTGGTCGGTCTAAATCCCTGTTCCTCAACGTTGGTATTTATACCCCAACCACCAGCCTTAACTTTCGTTCCGTCAAGGTTTTTAAACTCAGTCTTATTGCCACTCCCTGTGAGAAGTTTAGCCTCAACCGACTTACCTATATTCATTGATTTGGGAAACCCACTACCATACAGCCACATAATAGTATCACGAATCTCGAATCCTGCGTCCTCTATAGCACATGCTATACGATGGAAAGTACGACTGCCGCCAAAAGCCAAAAGATACCCACCAGGCTTTAACACATCAAAACACTTTTTCCATGTCTCTACTTGGAAAGCAATCCCGCTATTATCCCAACCCTTACCCATAAAGTTCAACTCATAGGGCGGGTCCGTTACAATACTGTCGATGCTCTCTCTCTCCACAAATTCGTCCATTTCTAGCATACTGCCCATAAGCAGTTTATACTGATTGGACTCGCAAAACAACTGCATCTGTAAGTGTCCTCTCTTTCTTCTAGGGTATAAAAATCCCTACACCATACTACTATTATAATATGATGTAGGTGAGAAAATCAACGGATTGTAAAATATTCATTTTGAATAAACGTGCTCACCATCAAAGAAACCATAGGTTAAGTGCAATCTCTGCCACGAAATATACTCACCGTTCTCATCCTTCTTATCATAGCTTTTCTGTGTACAGAAGAACGTGTAGTCGTGTGTAAGACCTTCGGTAAGTGTTAACCATACTGCTTCATAGGTAGAAGCAGATATGGTTTCCGTGGCTGTCCAATACCTCTTGTCGCCTATCGGGGAGAACTGATAACAACCCCCACTATATTCAAATACAACAGCTATGATTGAATTTGGAAAGTCTTTGGACATTACTCTTGTAAGTACACAGGATGCTACGTTGCGCTTCTGCTCTACCGTACCGTCCGTTACCTCTGCTTCAACAATCTTTAAAAGGCACTCGTATTCTTCTTCGGTAAGGCAGGTGTTAGGGTACATAACCTTTGGCTGATACTTACTATACTCGGCAAGTTCTGAGCCGTCGTGGTCTTTATAATAATCATCAAGTATCTTGCTCACGCCTGCAAGAGACTCATCACCTGCAAGGAAGTAAGTACGTTTAGCACACTGCTTAGGAACTTCGGCAAATCCTGCATTGACCATCTCAGCAGGATTTGCGATAACAATGAAAACAACAAATAAGATGATAACAAACTTCTTCATTTCCGCACCCTCGCTTCTCAATGTTTTTCTACTTCTAATTTACGCCACTCAGCAACACCCATGCCACAACGATAGCCAAGGAACTCTCTTACGAAAGAATCTACATGGTTCATAGTTGTACGGCTCTCGCCATCCCACAGTCTATGCAGTTTCTTCTCTGAATCGATGTAGCAAACGATGGTGGCGTAGGACTGTAAGTAGATGTTACCGTCATCGCCCTGTAAAACCTTTGCCTTGCCGTAGAAGGACTTCTGACTACGAGCAGGAATCAAGTCCGTTACGGATGTAACATTGATGCCGTAGAAATGGCTGTTGAACTGCGGGTAACCATAATAGTTCTGAGAAATCTTACACTCTGCTGTATACATTCAATCTTCCCCCTTGTTAATGTACTTGATTAACTGTTACAAGTTCATTATAACATAGTGATAAAATTAAAATCAACAGATTTGGTTTTTAATTACAAAAAAGGTGAGATAAAAATCTCACCCCTTTGCCTCTTTAAGTTTATGCCCTAAACAAAGCAGGCACGTCAACTTGGTCAATCTCTCGTTTGGCGATGTCAAAGTATTTAGGAACTATCTCAAATCCTATGAAGTTTCGACCTTCACACACGCTTGCAACTCCTGTCGTGCCACTTCCCATAAAAGGGTCAAGCACCATGTCCTCGGGGTCGGTGAGCAGGTCAATAAAGAATCTCGGAAGTCCTAAAGGGAACGTAGCAGGATGTTCGTGGTTTGTACTGTCAATCGGTAAGGATAGCACATTAGACGGTCTGACCATTTCGGCTGAATATCTTACACTCATGTTCATTCCCGAACCATTAGTAGTATTGTGCTCGCCCTTATTGTTCCTTCGCTGTTCGCTCTCCAACCATTTGCTCGTGCTCTCTACAAGCACGTTGTTAGGATTAAACTTGTACTCGGGAGATTTTACAAATAGATAACAATATTCAAATCCATCCTTAAGCCGTTTGCTGTTCCCTGTAGGAAATGGATTAGTCTTATTCCATATGTAGGTATCATTCCATAAGAATAACTCTGACAGGGCAAGTACGGTCTTTAGCGCATAAGGGTCACGCGCTCCATTGCTAACATGCTCCTTGATGTTTAACACAAACGACCCGCTTGGTTTTAACACCCGATAAATCTCTCTTCCGATACTCAACATGTATTCGGGATAATCCTCGGAGCGTATACCGCCATAGGTATCAATCCTCTGTTCTGCATACGGTGGGCTTGTCACCACTAAATCAACAGACTCCGAAGTAACTCCCTTTAGTAGTTCCATGCAGTCACCAAGTTCTAGCCTGTACATCGTTCAGTTTTATTCCTTTCGGCATCAGTCAGTCATACTCCCTTCAATATACTGCTTACCGCCTCATTTGAGCGTCGGTAAAATGTCCACTGTACCATACACGAAATAGAATCCTACGTAATCCCAAAGGCAACGAACACATAGGGCGTTCTTTAGGCTTGCCTGTACGGGATATGATGCACTCGACTTCCATGTTTTTCGGATAATTGAACGGACAGCAAGCACACCTGTCGTTCGGTCCAAGTGCAATTGGACAGTAATTCGCGTAAGGGAATAGGTAGCGTTTTCGTTTCCGAGCCAAAAGGCAAACCCCCTTTCACTTCACATCATTTCCAACTTCTTAATAAGCAACTTATATTCTTTACGGGAGACACAAATGGCTTTCAAAAATGCATAGAAGACACCTTTAATCTCATTGAAGGTATCATCCTCAGCACATTTTACTCGCGATACTGTGCCGTCCACAAAGACTACCTCTGTGTACGGGTGATTAAAATTCACAGCCGCAATAGCGTCTGCGGTAAGTCTTGGTGTAGAGTTGGATATGATTGCCTCATACTGAGCAATCAACCCAAGCAAAGCCAAGTTCTCATTTAAACGTGCTATATCCGCAATACCGCAATCCTGCCCCCGCACTGCTGACAGAGGACAGGAACTACAGTCTGTCATTTTGCAAAAGTTTTCAAGTAATCTCAGTTTTAATGAAATCTCTGTCACAGGTGTAACATTTTTCATCTGTTAGTCCACTCCTTATGTTATATTATACAACAAAAAGGGGATGGGCGTTACCCCACCCCCTTTATCAATACCTTACGCGGTAAGGATTTTCTTAAGGACTGCCTGCCCCTTAACAACATCGTTGGTGTTTGTGATAACAGCGTCCATACGGCGGTCAGCAAGAGTAGCGGTGTTACGCTTTGCATCTCTGTGCTGAGTGAAGTCTGTAAGTGCCATGAGTACGCCCCATGCACTGCCATCGAACTTCTTGATGTCATCACGCTGTACATAGCCCTTGAACTCATCCTGTAAGGACAACTGAGTTCTCTTCTGACGCTCTGACATCTTCTCGTCGATAGTCCACATCTCGTTGACGAACTTATTCAACTGAATGCTGTTGACCGAAGTATTAGCCATCTCGTCGCCGTACTCAGCAAGAGCATTGTTGAACTTCTCAGCAAGTTCAAGAGTAAGAGCGGCATCCTGTAACTTACCTTCAAGAGTACCTGTGTGACGGGTTGACCAAATGCGCTCAGCATTCTTAAGAGCAAGGTTAAGGGTGTTGTTACATACAACTCTTACATTGGTCATTGCAACCTGTACAGCACTCTTACCATCATGAGAGTTGCTGATTACACAATAACTCTCTACCTTATCGCCGTTGATGGAGAACTCGGGCATACGTGCGAGCATCCATACCTTACGACCATCGAAAAGGCTACCTGCGGTCTCATACTTAACGTCACCGCCAAGCAGGTTATCAACGAATGCAAATGCATCCTTGTTCTGTACGACTTGATACTTATCAGTAACCATGCCGTAAACCTTCTTATCGGTGCTACGTGTTGTGGCGAAGAACCCTGGGATTTCAATACCTGTCTCGGAGAAAACCCTTTCCTTACGAACTTCCCAATCGAGACCTGCTACCTTAATAGCCTCTTCTGAATTAGGTGCTTCTTCAATACTAACACCAAGACCGTGCCAAGGTGTCTGTCTTCCTACGTACATCATGTTTTCCACTTCTGCGCTCATATTGCCTACCCTTCTGCCGAACTCTGTCGGCTATGTGATTGATTTATCTTACAAGTTCATTATAACCTATCATCAAACCAAAAATCAACAGATTTGAGATTAAGTTAGAAATTAACTTGTCTCGACTACTCAACTTTGAGCAGTCAACTGACTTACAAGTTCATAAATAAAATCCTTTAGGTTGTCGTGGGCGGAAACCCACTGCCCTTGGACGGTGGGATGAGCCTTGTAAATTCGTAGCCATTAACCTTGGCTTTCGATGTACTTTTGTATAGTAGCTGATGATGTCTCACCAATGCTACAGGCAAAGTATCCGTCTAACCAAAATATCTTATGTTTCCAATAACACTTAGATAAGAAATTTGGATATCTTTGCCACAGATAAAATGTTGTCTGCTGTTTAATCAATTTTACAATGTCACATACTCTGTCCGTGGTATCGTAGCTTATCAGAAAATGTATATGGTCTTTATCGGTTTCCATTGCAATAATGTCATAACCTTTAGAATTGCAGATATCGTATATCTTTTGCTTTACATCATCAGCAATAGAGCCTTTAAGAATCTGTTTGCGGTACTTAGTGACAAGAACGATGTGTACTTTTAGGCTGTATTTACGCCTGTTACGGTGATTGTATCTATCATCCATTAGCACTTGTGCGTCCTTTATATCTGATACTATATGTTGCAGAACCGCTCATGCAGATAGACGGACATTTTACACCACATACCTTTTCAAGTACGGTGATTTCTTCTTCTGACAGTTGCCCTGTATAGAAAATACTTACAGGATATTTGTTTTTTGCTTTCTCTATAAGTTCTTGTACCATACGTTGACTCCTTGAATTAACCGCTTGACTTTCACTAATAATTATTATATTATATATTTAGTGAAATATCAACGAGGTACATTATGGAACAGATGACAGTTACAGCTAAAGTTCAGATATCTGTTAATGCAGACAGTAAGGTTTTACTTGATGAAACCATGTCTGTTTATTCTGATGCATGCAATTATGTATCTGACTATGTGTTTCGTACTCACGACTTAAAGCAGTTTTCACTTAACAAGGTTTTGTATTCCACGCTCCGAGAGAAGTTCGGGCTTAAATCACAGATGGCTCAGTCTGTATTTAAGACTGTTATTGCAAGATATAAGACCATTCTCGAAAATCAGAACGAATGGATTCAGCCATCTTTCAAGAAGCCTCAGTATGACCTTGTTTGGAACAGGGATTATTCTATTACTCAAAACTGTTTTTCAGTAAATACTCTGAACGGTCGTGTTAAACTGCCATATTTCTCCGAAGGTATGTCTAAATACTTTGACCATACAATCTATAAGTTTGGAACTGCCAAGCTCGTAAATAAGCATTGTAAGTATTTTTTACATATCCCTGTTACCTATGATGTCGAAGAAAGTAATATCTCCGATATCTGTAATGTTGTCGGTATCGACAGAGGCATTAACTTTGTCGTTACTACTTATGACAGCAAGCACAAGTCTGGATTTGTAAGCGGTAAAGCTATCAAACAGAAACGTGCAAGCTATTCAAAACTTCGTAAAGAACTCCAAATGCGTCAGACCCCATCATCAAGACGTAGGCTTAAAGCTATCGGTCAGCGAGAAAACCGTTGGATGCAGGATTTAAACCATTGTGTATCAAAGGCACTCGTTGAGAGTAATCCAAAGCATACGCTCTTTGTTCTTGAAGATTTGTCGGGCGTTCGTAATGCTACAGAGCGTGTCAGAACCAAAGACCGCTACGTTTCCGTATCGTGGTCTTTCTATGACCTTGAACAGAAGCTTATCTACAAAGCTAAACAGAATCAGTCTACTGTTATTAAGGTTGACCCTCGTTATACGAGTCAGTGCTGTCCTGTATGTGGACACATTGAAAAAGCTAACCGTAACAAGAAGATACATCTGTTTACCTGCAAGAACTGTGGCTATAAGTCTAACGATGACCGCATTGGAGCTATGAATCTGTACCGCATGGGAATCAACTATCTTGAAGATAGTCAAGTACCTGATACAGTTACGGCAGAGTAAATCTTTGTCGTAAGGGGCGGTGTCAACCGTCCCATGATGCGACCCCACGGAAGCTATACCGATAAAATGTAGGAGTTATTGCAACGAACTACAGGGGAGTCGCAAGCCACGTACCTTTAGGTGCGTGGTAGTTGACTATAAACTATGTAGAGTAAGAAAATCAACAGATTTAGAAAAGGATGACGTCCTCATCATCGTCAGTGTATTTGCTGAGCACATGTTCAATAGCAAGAAGCGACGAACGGATTTTATTGAGCGTGTCAGCATCTACCCGCCAAGCAATACGAGCGAGATTGGTGCTGATGGTAACCGCGTCCTCGTGGTCAATGATTGCCTTATTCTTCTGTTTATCTGCCATGTAGTTCCTTTCCGTGGTTAATCCCACTCACTTGTGCCCTCGTAGTAATTAGTGAACTGTCCCGTCCACCTTTTCCCGTCAGCATGGTTGTTATAACATAATCCTACAGATACTGTTCGATTATGGTATCTCGCATCCTTGCCACAACGTACACCGTCGTTAAAAGAAATAAGCCTGTCGTGCCCTGCACCGCGCTGTTGGCATAGGGCAACTTCAATCATGCTATCTCTGAGATATACATAGTCTGTTGTAGACAAATGGTTGTTCTGAAAACTGCCCTGTACGGTGCGTACATCGACATTAGCGAACTGTGAAATCTCGGCAAATGTAAGAGCAAGCTGAACCTTAAGTCTTTGCAATTTCTTATTCAGAGTTAATTCAGTACATCCCATGGAGCATTATCCTTTCAGTGAAGCCTCACACGACTAAAGTCGCGAGCGTGCGCCGCTTTAGAGAACTATAATTTTTTGTCAAATGTAGGAGATTCATGATATACTTCTTTATACCATAATCTGAGATACCTGCCTAAGTTCTGCTTAGCCGCCGCGTCGGACGTAAGCACAAAGGGTTTGTCACGTTTCATGCTCTCGACAACAGGTCTGCCCGACAGATTGATAAAATCATCAATAGGCATAGCGTTGAACTTTTCACCACGATAAGAATACACATCTGAATTTCCTGTAGATTCTTCGTCACGAACAATAGTCACGCAATCAATAGTGTTCCTGTTCTCGTAGACAAATTCCCATATGATGTCAAACCAATTGAAGCCTCTGCTCGATACTCTGAACACCATCTCTTTAGAGTTGTTGCGGCTATTATACATTCCGCCATAACGAGCACGCAAAAATTCTTGATTAAGTTCAGCATTAACTAACTCGTTATAGTCATCGATGTCCACGGTGTTAGATAATGCCTCGGAAGACAACGACTCGACAAAACCCTCGGATAAAAATCTGTAGGGTACATTGTGGATAAGTTTGAGAAGCATATTCTTACGCTCTTCTTCCGTACTTGTTTCCTTGCCGAAAGCAGGGTCAGAAGTACACATAAAGTCAGCATAAGAGGCTATAAAGTCAAGACAATCTTTCTTAACCTTATCATACTGTGTATGCTTGTAAAGCCATTCAGCCGCGAAGCAGGTCTCTTCGTAGTCTTCATTTCCACCACCATAAATGTGCTGTTTTAACTGAAATACCTGCTTATCATTTCGTATCATGTAAGCATACTCCGAACTTTCTACTAACCTAAATTTCATAAAATCACCTCTATCATTAGTCTACTATATTGTACGCTAGAAAATCAACAGAAATTAAAAAGCCCGCATAGGATAAACCCTACGCGGACTACTAATCACTTTTTGGGCTGTCCCCTATCATTGTCTTTCTCGGTAAAATACTTCTTGTACCGATTTAAAACACTTACCACATAATTGACCGTTACACACTTTGTAAAAGGCTCTTGTGCGGGATATATGTAGTTCGGTCCATCTTCGATGTCCTGTACCATTTTATCCCACGGATGAAAAAGTGGCTCTATAGGGGCAGTAGGGATGCCCTCAAGGATATCGTCAATACCGCTCTGAATAAAGTTCTTCACGGCAATCAAGTCTTCTCCCACAAATTCCGCCTGTGCCCCCGAGGTCATCTTCTCAAGAGCATCAAGAGTATCAGCAAGAAGCACAAGACCATTAACGGCTATTTCGTATGACTTACGGAACTCTTCGTATGCCTTATCATCAGAGAACACGTGGTTACTCTGCAAGGTCACGATAGCGTCACGTATTTGTTTGTTAAAGCCCACAGTAATCTCCTTACGAGGGATTGCCCCTCAATGCTAAATTATATAGTTACTATGTAATTATACAATTCAGACAAAGAGGCTAGGAAACTGTGCCTGTTCGACCTTCCGCTCAACAGTGCATATCGTGTCGTTATGCACTCCACCATGAGGGACAAGTAAGACACGCTCCATCGTGAACCCATATTCCATCCCTATACCCATGCTGTTCCAACCGAAGCACAAGACCTTGCCGTTAGGCTTGACTATCCTGCCTATCTCTTCCTTAAGGTGCTGATAGAAGTATTGTGCGGCATCCTGTGTCATGACCATGCCAAACCCTTCGTAGCATTGCTTAACTTGGGTCACAGAATATGGCGGGTCGAATAGCACCCCGTCTATGGATTCATCCTCGAACATCTTCAAGAAGTCCAGAGCATCCATATG